AAAGGAGTACTCATCTCTACACTGGAACTGGCGGAAGAAGTAGATCTCGTCATCTTGAATCTCTATGATAAGACCACCCATGACGTGATCTCGCTCCGCCATGAAAGCAGTTCGGTTGCTCATGTAAAAATCTCGACTGTAGTCTGGCACAGTAACTGCACCAGTAGTCATAGTGAAATAGGGTAGCTTGCCTGCACCGGCAGGAACTGCTTTTAGTCTTTGCTTAGGAGAGGCAAAGACAAAGGTACCTTCATTAGAAGCATGACGAGCCATACCAGTAGAAGGATCAATCTGTTTGGCGGCTACTTTAAGTGTACTTAAGCAGATGTTTGAGTTTAGCTGGAGATCACCCACCACTAGGTAAGCATGAGGACAATTAATGATCTTAGAGTCGATAGTTCCATACTTAGCATCTGGTGCATGAGTATGAGTGGATGGATCAGAGGCTACCAATACTAAGATCTTGGCATTGTTGTGCTCACAGTAAGAGACCATAGCTTGCAATAAACTCTCATCCACTCTTCTGCCAGTTACTGCAGTAGTAACTATAAATCTCTTGTTAGAAGCGACTATCTCATCTAAACATTTGACGTTCTCGAAACCGATATGCTTATCAATATACTCGTCGAAGAATGCATCTGGATGATGAAGCCTTACTATCTTAGTCAACTTCTTAAGGGAGCGGAAATGATGGGTAACCATATCTTTAGTAAAACCGCTATCGATTAGGTCATTCATGGTTACGAAGCCATTCTTAGCCAACGCTTCTAGATAAGCATCTATGATGGCCTGCTTCTTCTCGCTAATCTCAGTCACCTTATCTCCTAATCTTAAGCTGGTCTAGTATCTCACTAGAAACTTCTTGGATGCTTTTTGATGTGACATCTATCTTGTGAGTGTTCTTGAATTCTTTTAAGTAGTAATGCATCTTAAATTGTACTTCTTCTATAAACCTAACACCTTTAGATTCCATCACATCACCAGCATTAAACTCCCGCTTAGCATTGTTGGCTCTATATAAACCATCAGTCGGATTAATGTCTAATAAGATTACATCGTCGTATAGGTCATAATAGTGACCATCGGGGATGATAGTGCGAGTCAAAAAGCTGATAGTATCATCAGGTATCCCGCAAGCGTTGCCGTAAGCTAGACCAGATAGGATACCTCGATCTTGGATTATGAAGTCGTATTCTTTTAGAGCTGGTTTAATCAGCTTCTCGAGATGAATCGATCTGATTGCTTGACTGATCAGCTCTCGAGCATTAGTGGTCAAGTGCTTGTCGTATTGAACATCTAGCATTATCCCTCTAAGATCCTGAGTAAGAGGTATATGAGGAGTACCTGGTTCCTTAGTGGTCAGTACACTAAAACCTAGATCAGATAGATGTTTAGATATTCGGTTGACTTGAGTCGACTTGCCTGTACCTTCGATTCCTTCAAAGCATATATATCGAGCTCTACGTTCTGCACGCATGTATCCTCCAGCATACTGATATCTCTATAATTATTGTACTAAGGAGGATAGGTAGACTAGCACATCAGATGAGTTACCGATAAAGCCGTCATTGCCGTATTTCTCGAATCTCTTTCTAACTTGCTCATTGCGCTTCATGATGGTATCAGTCCACTTGCCACCACGTTCGGCCATGCGCGCCCTTAAGGTAGGTTCATCTTCTTGAATAGCTACGATGATGAAGTTAAACTCATCTGAGTGTCTACGGATAACAGTTGATATCTTGAAAGTAGGATCATAGAGTTTAGGTTTAGTAGATGGCACACGAAGTAGATCTAGATGAGTCTTCTTTCGATTTCCATCGTAGGAGATGTAGTCGAACTTATCGATCAACTGATTAGCTACCCATGATTTGCCAGAAGCAGGTGCACCAACGAGAAGATAGACTGTTGGAAGTTTGCTCACATCAATTTGTAGATTTTCTAAATCTTCTTTATACATTATATTCCACTTTATATTAGGATATTCACTTTTAAAGATATCGTATTTTTGTTTTTGAGCATCACTTAAAACACCTTTTATTTCTACAAAGGTGTCTGTACTAGGTATGTAAAAATCAGGCACATAGGTTTTACCGTTGCTTAAAGAAAAACTTGTTGCTTCATATTCAAATTCAATATTGTTTTTCTTAAGATATTCTGCATATACTTTTTCATAAGTTGATCTAACTCTGAATATCTTATCATTATAGACAACAATATGATTAATACCTCTTTGATTTGTGCTTCTTTCTCCACTCAATATCTGCTCAACAGCAGTCTTAGACATTTTTTCTATAGTTTCACTCGAATGCTTCTTACCTATCCTATGCTCACTGCTTTTTCTAACTTGAACTTTAGCTGCTTTAATTCTATGTCTTACTGCATCTTGACTGATATTAAGCTCTTTACAGATATCATTGATAGATTTGCCAGATTCATACATCTTTTTAATTAAATCTAAATCATTTGCGTCTTTATTATTAGTATATCTAAATTCTGGCCCTTTATTAGATCTAACATTTCTGGCATCTTTTAAATCTCTTATAGGTATTGCGTGAAAGATAAGGGCTCGCTTTATAGTTCTTCTACCACCCTTCAATCCTAATATCTCAGATATATCTCTTAAAGAGAGTAATTCTTTGCAGTATTTATCTTCTAGCCATTGCTTATCGGCTAAATATTTGTTTTTAGGTTTTGAAGAGTACATAGTTCGCTTTACACCAAGTCTTTTTTTCTCTTTATCCATAGATATTGATCTTTGGATATTTTTATTTCTGACTTCTATATTTAACTTGTCTATATGATTTTTTATCGTGGAAGTAGAAACATTAAGCTCTTTAGCTATGTCACTCATTGATCTCTGATTATCTATATATTGCGTTCTTAACCATTCAGAGTCTTTATATTTCATTGAGTATTCCTTATTTGCACATAAAGATTATACCATAGAAATAAAAAGTGTACCATAGAATATAATAAAAAAGGGATGACGGACGTCATCCCTTAGTCAAACTTTATGAGTAAAATTAGTTATTTACCCATGTTCTTGAAGACACCATTGAATCTCGGGCAATAAATAAAGAGCGCGCCGTATAGTACAATCGCGAACTCGAGAGCGGTTGTCACGACCGCGAAATTCAGCTTGCTAAGTGGTGCCAACTGTTTAAACCTCATAGTCTCAGCACCCATGTCGAGCATGAATCCTTCACCAAGTCCAGGCTTCTTCTCACCAGCATCACGAGGAGCAGTTAGGCCAACTCGGAAGTTGCCAACGAACTCTTCTGATCCAGCAGCACCGCCAGCCTTGGTTCGGTATACTCGGAAATACTTAACTCCAGCTGGAGCAGCTGGGAAAGTAAGAAGAGCAGAACCGTCAGCAGAGATAGTAACAGGAGCAACGATAGAGGTTGGTGAAGACTCACCGAAGTCGTTAACCTGAGTAACCTTGTACCAGTAAGAACCAGCTTCTAGCTTACCAGTGGAAGCTCCACCGTCAGCAACTGAGAATGCTCCTGGTGCAGCTGGTGCATTGAGGTTAACTCCCTTAGCACGAGCTCGTGAGCGTGGTCTCAAGAAGAGGTTTGGCTTAAGATCCATAGCACCAGAAGTGGTTTGAACCTTAGAAACATCATAGCCAACAGTCTGGTTAGCAAGACCAGGTGCAGACCTGAACTGAGGATAGAACTGACGAACGAATGAGCTTACTACCTGAGGCTCAAGGTGAAGCTGATCAGGTGAACCGAAGTTCTCGAGTAGGATAACTGCGAGTTCTTCTACGTCGTCTTGAGTAAGAACGTTGCCTTCTAGATCACGAGCAATGGACTCGAATGATCCGTAGCCTTCGAAGTCGCCTGACTTCTGTTGAGCATCGTCATCACCACGGAGTAGCTGCTGTAGCAAGCCGTTCATGGAGATAGAGTCAGCAGGAAGGTCAGAGTTAGAACCAGTGAATAGACCAGCTGCACTAGCAAAGTGGCCATGTCCCCAGTACATCTCTCGCTCTACGTGCTTGAGAAGGTGCATAGTTCCTTCTTTAGCTTGCTGAGCTACGATGTCACCAACTGAGGTTCGAACTAGAGTCATCTGGTGAGACACCTTACGACGTGTACCAAAGAACACGATCCTTTGGCCATCACGGATGTAAGTGCTGTCTTCTTCCTGAGGAGCTCCACCTTCTCCGATGTATGGAGAAGCGTCAGAACCATAGCTGGTTAGACGGTTGTATTGCTCGAATAGGTTGTAAGCTTTGTCAACTGAGACAGCTGGCCAAAACTTGAGGTTCTTCATGTCGAAGGTTACTGACTTGAGTGTCGCTTCGAGTGACTCAGTCTGTAGCACTCCACCATGAGTTAGGTCGGTTGGACGACCAGAATAACCATATCCAGCAGTGATTGCCTTCTGAAGTGCTTGTACTTCTTCAGCACTGACCAAGCCCTGCTCGATGCCTTCTTGAATCTGATTAACTACTTCGTTAAACATTTGTTAAATTCTCCTTACCTAAGACCATACTTAGATGAAATTGAAACTAATTCGGCAGGACCAGCCAATTCCGCCCTGACAATGTCAGCACTATCAACGAAAGAACCTGACTTCTTTAGCTCAAGAAGCTTGTTAGCAACTTCAGCCTTAGAAAGAGGTTGAACTTCTTCATCTGCAGACTTCTTAAGAGGAGTCACATTCTTATAGGATGTGCTCTTAGCAGGTGCAGGTGTATCAGCCAACTCTTTAACGAGATCAAACAAACTGTTGATCTTTGTCTCGATTGGGCTAATTCGCTCATCAACATAAGACTTCATAAGAGTTTCGAGTTGTTCGCTAGAAGACTTCTTCATTGGCTCATCACCACAATCTGCCTTCTTGGCTTCGTCCTCGTCTTCTTCCTCTTCTTCGTCTTCTTCGTCTTCTTCCTCTTCTTCGTCTTCATCCTTTGCCATTGTGCCTTCAGGCATAGCATCGGCTTTCTTAGCTTCTTCCTCGTCTTCGTCTTCTTCTTTGTCTTCTTCTTTTCCTAGGGAACCGTTCTTCTTAGCTCCGTGAAGCTTCGAATCATCTTCTCCAATAGAAATCTCAGAAGCAGAGAAGCGACTTGACTTTTTTAGCTCATCAAGCTCAGCGAGCGCCTCGTCGATGATTGCTACTAAACTTTTAGTCAATTGATCGCTCATTTCCGTCTCCTTAAGATTTAACTATTAAGATCCCATTCCTAGGAGGTGCTCATGACCGCGAACGCGAGCTAGTTCAGCAGTTGAATCTCCTGCTTCTACTACTACATCGTTAGCATAGCCAGCTAGTTCATGCATAAGCTCAAGAGCTTCTTTTTGATCCATGATAGCAGCTAGAGTATTTTCACCAGCAGCACCCTTGATCTTAAGTGATCCTGGAGCAGCAATACCAATACCGAGGAAAGGAGAAGCAGCATCGCTTACACCGCCCATAGGTGATTGAACACTCTTGTCTACATAAGATACTGTTAGAACGTCACCACCAGTCTTAGTGACTAATACTGAATCACCAGACTGAACTGCAGCTACACCGCGCTGCTTTAGGTTTCGCTCAACTTTTTCTAGAATAAAGCGCTTATTCGCCATTTCTGACTCCTTAAGTTGTGATGTCACATCAAAACACAATAATAAGAATATCAGGTTGGTCTAGTTAAACATCTGATAAGGCGGGATATTAGTATTGTATCATGCGATAGGGTTAATTCTTCAGCATGAGTTTAGCTAACTGATCAAAACCAAAGGACTTGCCGCATCTACGACATTTTGTTTGGTTTTTTCCGTGAACTTGCTCATCTCCGCAAGAGTAACAAGTAATGTACTTGAATCCTCGTCCAAGTGGCAAAGATTCAGTCTGAATAACTGAGCCACCAGTTCTATCAGTGGGCGCTGAAGCTCCACCATAACCAGCTACTAAAGCTTTAGTAAGTTCATCTATCTGATTGATCTTATCTATAATTCGATCTTTCAGCACTGACTGTACTAATTTGTTGACGTCTAGATCCGCATCCACTTCTATACCTTGTGACTTAGCGAGATCTACTATCTGCTCAATCTTCTGTCGAACTGACTCTGCTGTAGCTTGTCTAGTAATCTGACGAAAAGATGGGGTATCAGTCTGAACAAGATGCATAGCTTTCTTGATTAGTAACATGTCAGCTTCATGATTAGTAGCACTCTTATCTAGATTTAATGGCTCTACTAGCGTATTCTGGTTAGCTGGCGTGAATGTTAGTGCTACCTTAGTGATCTTAGTGCGAGCGAGTAAGCGAGGATCA